GTCATTGCCGAAAACAGAGAACGATATGATGCGGCGCTTCGGAGGCCGCCTGCCGATCTTTTTCCAGTAGTAATTGACCGAAAGCCGCGGATCGCTCCAGGCCTTCTTCGGTATCTTGGTCTTCTTCAGCAGGTCTTCTGTAACTTCGTCCCAGTCGTCAACAAACAGGATTGGCAGACCTTCGAAGTGTGCATTATCCGGACTACGCTTGAGGATCGGAATGCTGCCCATCGCGATAGCTTCCCATGTGCGATGGCAGTCTGGACCGGCTCCGGGTGGTGAGAACGTGAATTTGTGCTTGTGCATGTTGAGGAGGTAGTCCTCGAAAGGTATGTCTTTGACGCCTGCACCACCCTCGGCCGTGATCCAATCTTTATCAGCAAACAGATTATACAGTATCGGTCTCTCCGCATGTGTCGTCTTCGTGCAACACAGATAAGCAAGACGCTTGGTGTTCTTCTTGACGCGCTTAGACCGCACTCGTTCGATGATTGACATGCAACCGTGTATTGTGTGGCTGTTGACCAGGCCGATCGGCACTGCAATCGGTCCGGTAGCCGCGCAGTTCTGAGCAAGCCACTTTTTGACAACCTTCGGGCGGTTGTCATACATATCCTGTGTGATTACACGATCACTGTTATGTGTGACCAGCGTTATCGATCCCTTGCATTCCCTGCATGCCCGAAAGAAGTTTTCAACGTACTCCGCCTTAACGTAGACAACAGATCCCGATTTCGGGCAGTCCATCCCTGGACACCATCTGACATCTGCTACGGCACCGATGCGTTCACCCGATATGTATTCCGAGATCTTCACAGTAATAGTTCCTATATTCGTCGAGCATAGTTAAGTATTCGGGCATACAGTCCCGAATGAGAGCTTTGACAGTCGGCCATGCCTCATCTGTGTAGGCCGGGCGCGGTGTGTGTGCATCAATCAGGCCGGTACGGTCGCTTCGCCAGTAGCTGCGGTCATAGCGGCCGTATGGTCCCATTGCGTTCTTCTGTTCGCGCTTCAGGAAGCAGCAGCGATCCGGGTAGCCGTCCCAGGTTTTCAGTACTTCCTTGAATATCAGTTCATCTGAAAAGTTGCCGTTTGGCTCCTCCCCGAACTCCGCGTATTCGTCCAGAAATCTGTGAACTGTCGCGTGCGGTATTACATCGTTCCAGACACTGGCAGGCGCGCCGATATGACACAGCGGATAGCGCGGTTCCCACTGAGTGCCGTCGTAGGCGTTCGAATACCACATTGTCATGTCTGCGCTTTCGTCGTACTGATCCATATATTCCTTGCTCAACATCAACATGTCGGCATCGCCGGTTATCAGCACATCGTCATCATATGCGTTCTGGTGTGCGAAGAACCGAATGCACTTGCTGGTGTAGTGCTCCGGATAGCACGGGTCGGCATCCATGAAAAGCACTCTAGCGCCGATGTCATAAAGAACGCTTACCGTAATGCGCGGAACGTCACCGATCAGATAGGCTATAACGCCATATCCGAGGTGTGCCCAGCTTGCCGCCGTTATCGGTATCGGAAAGCTGTAATCCGGCTTTGCGTCGCAACTTATGACTGCGTATCTGTTCATCGTGTTTTGTCAAGCCTGTATTTGTGCTCGATCAGCGGGTAGCTGCCGAAAAGTACTCGGTTCAATTTGTGTAGAATAACAGGATCTGCGTCCTGCCAGTATCCGACATGCCCTTCCTGCGGACTCCAGCCGACAAGGCTGTCCGGACGCTTGATTTCAGCATGCTTACGCTTTAGGTCAAACTGTTCTTCGATTCGTTCCATTGTGCCGGTGAAGTTATTGCACAGATCTTCATAGCGGACAGTCGGCACTCCGATATAGCTGGTCACATGATCACGCCAACGGCAGATACGATCAGCACCCATAAAGTCGATCAGCTCCGTCTCGCGTTTTTTCTCGTTCTTGTGATCCCAGAAACGCCAGAGACTGTACAGGCAGTCGTAGGGGTGCCGGACGATGTACAGGATATTCTTGAATGGAATATTCTTGCGACATGCCGCGCTCAGTGGTCCGTGGGCACCGAACAGGTTACACCACGGAATGCAGGCTGTCTCTTCGCCGGTCTCATGCCACTTCTGGCCTGGAACCTTGATATTCCCAGCTTGATTGCCGACCTCGAAGTTCTCGTATATCGAAGCGAGCATAAAGTGAGTTCCGCTTCTGCGGTGAGAACAAACACGAATTGGTGCCGGATCTGACATTATTCTTTCCATGCCTTGTGATTGCTGCAAACGTAAGTATGCGGCCAGTAATCGGTGTATTTGTAAACATGCTTGTACATCTTCAGACCGGCGCCAAGTTTGTAATGTTCAACGCCCCCGGCATCGTGGATAACCACCCAGACAGGATAATCAACACATGCGAAGTCCTCGAGGTTGTTGTGTCGCTGGTCGCCATTGCCGTGGTCTATGAATGCTACCCCCCAGGGTTGCTGGTTTTCGAATCCCTGCGATGGCCAATCATTATGGCCGATTAGTCGGAACTCATGCCAGCATGTCACCAGGTGAGTGAATTTTGCCATCCAGGCACCATCAGATTCTACTGTAACAAGCATTCTCTCCGTCGGCCGACATATCTCATGAAGCATCGGTGTACTACCGTCACCGCAGCCAAGCTCCAGCACCGGCCCGGTACTATTGGCAACAACTGCCGACAGTATCGGGAAGTGGCTCAAATATGATGGATAGCGTTTGTTTTCGGTCATTATACGGTATCCTTCATGTCTCTAAGGATCTGCAAACAGTCGTCCCGGTAGTTATCCAGGCGCTTCTTAACGTCGCTCGGCACTCTTGGAGAATGCTGCATCAGCAATTCCCAGTGCATATTCTGCCGCCAGTCGTTCCGGATATGGCAGTCAACCGGGTCTGCAGGCGTCCAGCGTTGACGCAGATACAGGCGACGCCCGTATTCGGTCGGCTTGCCCTTACGCTTGCCTTGATAGCAATACCGCGGATAACCGTGCCATTGTGAAAGCATGGCGTGTAGCCCCGGCTCACAGTTCCATTGTCCTCTGTAATGCTCAAGAGCGTACTGTTTGGTCTGGTTCATGTGGTCACATGTTGCCTTTGCCAGGTCGTCGCTGGCAGGTTTCATGATCTCGCGCCAGATGCCGGACGTTGCGCCCTGGTAGCAACTCGGCCACCGTGGGAACTCGCGTTCGTCCTCATGGAACATATCAACGCCCCAGCAGTGGAATGACATAGTAGGCTCCGGAATAAGGTAATCGTCGTGAAGCAGCAGCATGTCACCATCACCAAGCATGATATAGCTGTGCGGATCGAACCACATTGAAGCGGCAAGCCTCCGGCTCCCCGTAATGCAGTGAAAGCGCTTGTTGTTCGACCAGGCCGGAACATCGAACAGTTCAATCTCCTTGATTATCGGGTCGGTCTTCTTTATCTCCTCAAGCGCACGCTGTGCAAGCGGCTGATCCCATAAATCCATAGGTCCGAACTGCATGATAAACGGCCGAAAGCCTGCCCACTGCCATAGTATCGCGGACATTCCGCATGGCACATAATAGCGATACTGTGCGGGATCTACTGCAAGTAATGCGTACATTGTGCTCATAGTGGCTCGCTCCCCGGAAAGCCCGATGCCTTCCTTGCCTGGAACAAGTCTCTATCGTGAATACGGAAATCCTGCGCGTGTCCAAGGTGTGCCCACGGCTTGCGCTCTTCCTGCGGCAGTCGCGTCCAGTGTGCATGGAACTGGGAAACATCCGGTCGATCCCAGTAGATGCCGAGATTGCGCGCAACAGCACACAGCTCAGTATCCGGACAGAAGTGGCCATAGCCTTCAAAGAACGGACCATTACCTCCGTACCCGCGCCGTATCCACTCTCGCCCCATCCACGGCGACACAGCAGCCTGTCCGTTACCACAGAAGCCGTCACCGACCGGTTGCATAATCCCGAACGTATCCGGGAAGTGTTCCAGGAACTCGGCTTCAAGTTCCTGCGCTGTCTTGTCCTCTGCCGGATAGATGTCATCGCCACCCGTGATAACTGCGGTCATTTTGGGATCGCTGATGTAGATGTACCGGCATAGAGCATTGTTTTCGATTGCCCAGCTGCGGAAGGTGCCGGTATAAACATAATCAGCATCATCGAACGGCACCGGTGCGCCTTCGTCAAGCATCAAGGCTATCCTGTAGCCCTGTGCTTTCCAGCGCGGCAGTGTCTTTTGTGCCATTGGAAAGTTTGCTGATGGTATTGCGAACCACACACTCATTATGCTACCAGCCCCGGCTTTTTGTAGCGGCGACTTGCCTGCGTCTGAATGATCCTCGGTTGACGCCTGCCATAGTGCCGCTCTGATAAATCTGGTGTTCTATTCGGATCTCCGGCATCGATCCAGTTGTATTCCGGCGGGAGACGCAGGACATTCAAGCCATGCGGTTCCAGGCGTTCCACAACTTTCTGCAGGTTCTTCTGATCCCATACGTCGGGATACTGTTCGTTTTCGTCTATCCATTCGTGAATGATCCGCTGTGTCCAGCCTAAGCTGTCGTTCTTGAAATACAGGCATGCTGAAATCAACTCCCGATCCCGGAACCAGTGCGCGGCAAAGTCGGCGTCGGCACTTTCCAGCAAATCCAAGCGTCCGGCTATGCGTGCATCAGCATCAAGGTACACTATCGGGAATCCGGCATACATCATCGATGCCAGCAGAATGAACTGAGCCTTCGCCTGCGTGTTCCGCTGCCAGCTTCCATGATCGCCGACAACTTTGAAGAACGGTTTGTAGCCATATTTACGGCAACTGTCACCGAGCTCCACCAGTTCATTCAAGTACGGCGACTTGTCAGTTGCATACGCTATTATCTGGAAGTTATCGTTTATCATTGTATCACTATCGGCGCCGTCGGCATTGTCTCTGCCCTGGTAGCGCCAAGCCTTGCCCTGCCGCTGAAGTATTCCCGGATCTCGGCATCTGCCCTGTCTGCAAGATCCTGCATACGCTCGTTCACGCTGGTATCCTGCAGTCCACGACTGAAATACAACCACGCCCCGGCGTAGACAAGCATCAGGTCTTTAACCGGCCGCAGATCGGCTTCAGTGCCTTCAAATGGGACAGTATACGGACCGAGCCGGAACTTGTCGCGCACTTTGGCCTGTCCAATGGCAAGCGCCTCGGCTATCCGGTCTGTGTCAGCACTCCCGGTGTTCTCAAGGTCGCTCCACACTGTGACATTCGAAGTACCGAACCGCTTCTCAAGATCTGCCTGTGTGATTGTTATTGCCATTGCCGCTTAACCCTTTACAAGAAAGAGGCCGGGTGCCGCCTGTAATGCCGTAGTGACGGCACCCAGCCTGTACGGTGCCTGCACATTATGCAGGCTCGGAGGAAAACCCCCGCAAAGATCCTACCATTTCACCTTTGCGATAAACACCGCATTCGGAACTTTGATGATAGGCAGGAACGTATCACCGGCCAGTTGCTTGATGCTGGGCGGATCGGTCTTGACTTCAGCATAACTGAACATGCCGGGAACATTCCGCAGTGTTGCGAGCACGTCCAGGGCGTTGCCGCCAAGAACCATATTGCTCGGGATTGCGTATGTGCCTTCGATCACTTCCCACCATTCGGGTGAAGGATCGGGAGTGAAGATGACAGTATCATCGTCGGCAAGGTCTTGATTGGTGCCGTCGGCGTCCTCGAAAAAGGACTCATAAATCGGGCGCCATTTCATGCCCATCAGGCCATCCGGAATCTCGTTGTTCATGAGAACAGCGTTCTGCATTGCAGGATTCCGGTTGATGATTTCCTTCATCTTGTCGTTGCCGGTGAAGTACGACAGGATGTTTGCGCCGTAGAACGCATACATCGGACGGTAGCCGGTGAGCTTCCTTGCATACTTCTTGAGGTTCGTGATCTGCAGCGGGATGTCAGTTCCGGCAACGCTCCATTTTGCACTGATGATGCCGCCGATCTGGTCGCGGTTGCCCGCAGGAATACCAGCATCGACAGTTGTAACAGCACTGGAACTGCTCGGAAGCATGTTGCCATCACCGTCAAAGAAGATCTTGCCCTGTGCAATCATGCTCATGGTCGAAGCCATGCGCAGATTCATGAACAGCCGCTTGAACTCAGCGGTCTGCCGGGCAACTTCATCTTCGCCGAGGCGCTGTTCCGCATCCATTGCGCTGCGCAGATTCTGGAGAACCCATGCCTCGAAGACCTGGTGCTCGAATGTGTGCATCAGAGTGATCGGCACCTCGGAGATGCCGGTCTGTTCACGCCTTACTGACGCAGATCCGTACTGAACCAGCCGAGCCACCTTGCGGGTGTTGTCGACTTTGCGGTACTTCGTTGTGTTGCCGGTGACGGTGCGGTTGACCCGCATGAACTCGGGCGGAATCACGTCATCCGGAACGCCGCCTTTGATGCCGTTCACAAGGCTGGTCAAGGCGACTGACCCGAGGATTTGTTCGAGTGTCTTAGCCATTTTTCGTTGCTCCTCAATTTCAATCTGGAGTTTCTATCGTCCTGCTTCATTCAACGGGTCGACTTAAAAGTCGTCGTCGAACGTCCAGGAACCTCCGTTAGTCCTCAGTTGTGCTTTGATCCATGCCTGTATGCTTGTATCGCTGCTGTAATTGATGATCTGACTTGCGTCCACGTTACCGGCAATAACCGGCTGCGCAAACTGGGTGTCGATGCTGGTGTCGTCAGCGTCGGTCACTTTCAGACCATAGCCGTCGTTGATAAGACACAGCGGAGCTTCGCTGCCGTCTTCGGGACGAATCAGCGAGCCGACCACGTAGTCAGCGGCTGCAGTTGTAACGGTGATGACTCCGGTAGTCGTGTTGACTGCCGAGTATGTTACCTGTTCGGTTGCCACTGTACCGGCTGCCGTGGGCGGTCCGGCAATGCCGAATGTGCCACTCGAACCGATACGCCGGACAAGTTCAGTTGCGGTTGCAGCGCTGACAGTCATCTGCGTAGCAAGCGAGCCGTCCTTGTCATACGCAACGGTAAGCGCGCCGATAACGCTCGGAGCATACTTGCCGCTTGCAGTTATCTTACCCATCAGAAGACCCGCCCTGAGCACATCGACATCGCCGGTGTTGCCAGGATCGCGAGACTTTGAGCCGTCAATGATCTCGCCGCCCGGAATCAGCATCAATCCGGCATCGGTGTTCATCACCTTGCGCGGAGTAGCTGTACGCTCCGTCTGCGGACCAGGAAGAGCATTTCCATAGTCTGTTGCCATTTCTCTTTCTCCTCTATCGTTCGTGTTCGTCTAAGTGGCGGCCTTCACATTTGCCGCGTTCTTCTTATTCGCCGTTGTAGCGCTTCGCGATCTCTGTTCCGGATTCAGCCTGTGCCTTCTCAGAGTCCTGCTGTTCCTGACTCATGGTCAAAACCTGCGTACCGGTCTTTTCCCTGGTGTCCACAACTTCGTTGTCCTTGAGCACGTCCAGAATCTGACTGACGACAGACTTCGGAGTACCGCTGACAGTCCGGGACAGCATGAAGGGCTGTACCTTTTCGTCTGCGATAATTGCCTTGAACTTGTCGCGTACAGCAGGAGTGATCCTGGACATGCTGACCAGGTTGTCGAGCTTGGCATCGGTCGCTTCGCTCAAGACGTCCAGTACTTCCGGCTCGATGGTCACGTCCTTGGGTTTCTGGTCGCGTTCAGCATCCAGACTTGCCTGGATTGTGTCGCGTGCGGTTGTCATTTCGGCAATCTTCGCAGTGAGCTTCGAGTGCTCGCCGGTCAGCACCTCCACAACGTTCTCCTCCGTAAGATCAGATTCGATCCCGAAGGCCTCTTTCAGTTTGGTCAATACTTCATCCATTTCTTTTTGCTCCTCTTCTTCAACTCGAATCAGCGACATCGGAATAAACGACGACTGCCCCGGAACAACTGGTTTCGGAGTTATTGCGATATGCGTTATCGCCTCGCCGTATTTCCGGTCTTCGCCATCAACGAACTCAGGATCAACGTTTATTGATACCTGGTCAACCGTGGTAGCCATCGTTTCGCTTTCCTTGCTCCCGAACTCCTGCACATAATACAGGGTGTCATCCTTGCGGAACATGTCGGTTACATAGCCGCGTGTACGTTCGCTCGGTGACTGTCGCTCGGACGCAGTATCATCATTATGGTCTGCAAAGACCGGAACCTTCACGCCGTTGCCCTGCATTTTCCAGAACGTATCTATCCATCGATCCATTCGTGCAGTGTCGATCTCAACATCAAAGCTGCCGTTCGGGTGCTTGTAATGCCCGACGTGGATTGCATCCTTGATGTACTTCTTGTTCCCGACCTGCTCCATTGCGCCGGTTGCCGATGCAAACGACAGGCCGAGCCGGTCGCGTTCTTTCTGCAACAGCTTTTCCGCGCGATCACGGAGCTGGTTTTTGGTCGTTGTTCCGACTCCCTTCAACTGGTCAAGCCGTGCAAGTGCATTCCGAAGGTGCGGCAGATCGATCTTGCCATCAGCGTCCTTGAATGGGAGGTGTCGATAACTGCGCGGCGTGGTTTTTCCTTCGGAATCCTTATCACCGCCTGGCTGTATCCACAGAAAAGCCGAGTCCGGCAGGTCGTTCATATATTTTGTTGTCCATTCTGCCATGATCTCATCATCCTTATGCTGCAACAGCGACCGACTGCGGACTGAACTCGAATGTCGGATCTGTTGACGGTGCAACCTCAACGCCGTTCACATCAACTGAATGCGGTGGATTGATTGTACCTTCGTCGAATACCTCAATTACCGAACAGCGGCAGTTCCAGCCGTTCGGAGGTGTATTAACTGTCCAGAACGGATCATTCTTCGGATACCGCGTGCCGTCATAGCCCTCATGCTCGAACCTTACCCGGTCATCACCGACGGTGGTATATTCCCAGCCCCACAGGATCTCGTCAATTGCCGGGTGCATTGCCGCTTCCGCTTTCCCAGCCGAGTATGAAGTCTGCACCATAGTCGTGATCCATGTCTCGATGACATAAGGCTTGACTGAGCGGAACCCCATTGCGTCCATCCTGGTTGAAAGCCAGCTTTTCGCTTCAGGTATCGTTATCTCCCCGGTATAGCCGTTATTGACCGCTGCGGCAACTGTGCTTGCAAGGCGGGGCTCAAGGTCGCCGAATATCGTGCCTACCATATTCCGATAGATCGCCCGGCCGCCCTGTTCAAGCTGAAAACTCATCGGCATTGCCAGTCTTCCGCCCTTGCTCCGCATATAATCCTGTGCGGCTCTGACTGTGTTCTGATAGCCGCGCTCAAATGCCGTTTCAGCTACACCGAGCAGCGATTCACGCAGCGGTGATATCGCGTTCTCAATCCGGATAGTCGGCTGCAGGTCGAGTTCCGGCAGTGCTTCGAGGATCTTCCTACGGAAAGCCGGGACAAGGCGTCGCATCCTGCGAATGTAGTCACGCTCAATCCGGACACGTTCGGCTTCCTGCCGGAGTCCTTCGCGCCTTACTTTTGCCGATACTCGAGCCATTTAATTGCCTTCGTCTACCTCTTCGCCTGGTTCCATCGGCCTGTTTCGGACAACAGTGACTTCATCTTCGCGCTCTTCGACCGGCAGACCTACACGTTCAATTACCTGCTGCATGTCGATTGCCTCAAGCGCAAGGTCGATGTTTACCGGGTTGCCGTACAGGCTCTTGACCAGATCCCGCATAAAAAGCAACAGCAGCGGATCGATACCGGCAAGGACTATCTTTACGTCTCGCGCCTTGTCCGGTCCGTAGTTGATAGCTACCAGCGGCTCGACCAGTCCCTGGTTGATATGCCGGAATATCTCTTCTGTGAGCATCTGCCCGACAAGGTAAGACCACTGTGACTGTGTCTCGGATTCGGCCTTCGTGCCGTGCTGGCCTTCGAGCGCCGCCCGTTCCGGCTGAAGCCATCCGCGCATCATCAGCTTATCCCAGTATGACAGGCCGTCAACAAAGTCCTTGCCGTGTGCCGCCTTGGCTTCGAGAAAGCTGATATTCCACGCCTTCATGCTGTCCTTGCCTGCACCACCGAGGCGTGCCAGGTCTTCGACGTACTTTGCCAACGTATTCGGCATTGCAACGCCGTTAACCGCCGACAGATTCTGCAGTATCGCCTGGGCAAGTTTGAAGTTCGAGACCTCCTGCCCGTTTGCATCCAGGCCGGTTCCTTCGGGATATTCAATTATCGGCGTGGCTCCGGCAACCTTCTTGCCGTACTTCGAGTATCGCTTAGCCTGTTCTTGCCAGCTGTGCCATGCCGTTTCCCGGATATTCTCATGCCTGCTGCGACCGTACAGGTTCCCGGCCTCGCCGTCGTATGTGTACAGGAAGCAGTATTCCGGTGTGAGTACGACATTGCCTTTTGACTGCTTCAGCCCTGCAAACTCGCCGGTCTTCTCGGTCACTAGGATCTGTGTCTTGTCGACCAGCAGCGGCTTGATCTTCCTGTAGTGTATTTTTCCATCGGAGCCGACTTCGTAGACCTTCTCAAATGGTGCGAACCCGTAGTCAAACGCATAGAGCATGTCGTCCAGCAGTTCAGCCCAGAGACGTGTGAACTCTTCGTCGATGAAGTCGGCAATCTCTTTATCCGCTTCGTCAGCTTCCACTGACCAGTTCGCAGACTGGATCGGTGCCCGCGCCATCACCCTGGCAAGCGCCACCGTCGGATTGCTGCGCATTTCGCGATACGTCTTGTACGTTCCGGGTGATGGTTTCGGAAGGTCGCCATCCTGGTTCTGAAGGATTGCAAGGCCTCCTGCTGCGGAGTTTGGCGGGATCTGCTGGCCGGTGCGTTCAGTGGTCTTGATTGTGGAATCGCGGCGGAACAGTCGGGTTAGTAGGTTGTCGGCCATTCTTTGCCCCTATAGTGGCGCATCAAAAAGTGTTCCGAGCAATAAAAAAAGGCCGGTCGAGGTGTCGGCCCCGACAGACCTTGTGACTTTTTACATCAGCGGTGAATAGCTAGTTCACTGCCTATTGCTCGGTTTTACTTACAAATACACGCCTTTTTATTGTCCGTCAAACGAAAGTGTGCAAAAATTGTATGCCATAGGCATAGGATGGACAGTTAGAACCATCTTTGTAAACACTTCGGCAATGCGTCCTTTATTGCTTCCAGCAGATCATCAATAGCAACTGCCACTTCGGCTCGCCGATGGCTCCACGTTCCTTTGCAATGTTTCCGAATCTTGTCATCTGGAATATAGTCTGGCAGCCGGTACAGCCAGCGAATCTTATCAAGTACCTTCGCGTTCATCATTTTTCCTCCGATTGCTAAGATTCCCAAAAATGACAGTCCTTAAATTCTATATAGTCGCATACTGCATCAACTAACCGATCCCAACGGCCAAGTCCTTTCTTGCCACCTATCACCCAGAATGAAAGCCATATCAGCGGAACGCAAACCGTCACTGGAATAATAAGCAGGCAGAACGCTATCCGGCACATCATTTTCATATTAGTATTTCCAGTCTTCGCTATTATCTCGCGACGCTTCGTTATTATTTGTCGTTGGATTCGCACACTCCTGCAAAAGACATTTAATCGCTGCGAAGTCCCTTGCTGATGGTATATGATTTGAAATTACTGGATTCCCGGCATCATCAAAGCCCACCAGTAGGTGACACTCCAGATACTCGCCGATATAATTTCCAAGGCCGTCTATTTTTTCTTGTGGCAGAGATTCAGGCATCACATTTCCTCCGATTAGTTCACCACCACACTCATTCGCCCCGTCGGCTTGTCGTCGAACCTGCGGATCGGCCGCAGATAGTGTATCCTGTATCCCTCGGCCTCGCTGGCGTGGGACATGCTTTCCTCGTGCTTGTCCGGCTGTCCAGAATCATCGTACCGCATACCCTTGAGATCTGCAATCAGCCGAACACAGCTCGGATGTATCTTCCAGTGAATGTTGCTGCGCACGTCCAGTAGCGCCATGTTGACTGAGTTGATCCTGTCCTGTACAAATGGATTGCGACCTGGAACACGCACCCGGAACGGGATTCCAGCCGCATCAAGAGCCTCGGCAAGTATCTGGTAGCACGTCTCGCCTGTTCCAGCCCAAGCGCTCCCGCCGGTTGCATCACCGTATACCTGCAGCGGATCTGCCCACTTCCAGCCGCCGAACTCCTCAATCAGCCTGACCAGCCGGACAACGGTATTCTGTACGTCAAGGCGCTTCTCGTGTATTTCGTGAACGGTTGTGAATAGATCCTGCTGCTGATTATAGTGCCCAAGCAGTGCGTGCATGCCGGGATTGATGTTGAAGTCAAGAGCCAGGTGAAGCGGCAGTGCATAGGTGAGCTTCAGTGTATCGTCAAGATGTCGCTCTGCATCGAACGCCGAATACAGCTGTCTACCGCGCAGACTGATCGCGCCGCCCTCGAGGTATTGTTCCTGCAGTTCCGGTGACAGCATTTCCCGTTGACGCTCCAGGAACTCGGCAGCATGCGGATTTTCTTTTGTTGCCGCCCTGTAGAGTGCATGCGTTGACAGGCCGCGCCGGAACTCCTGGTATACTCGCGTTGCATCGCCCTCGTTGGTATATGTCAGCATCAACTGGCAGAAGTACGCTTCCGGGTGCCGGACTCTGGCGGTCAACTGCAAATATGGATCTTTGCTCGGATCATAGTTGTCAACCTTCCATCTCGCGGCTTCGTCCCCCCAGGCCGCCCCAACCTGCCAGCCGGTTATGCGCTCCGGCTTGTCTGCTGTGCGCACAATGATCTTGCTCGGTGAGTTCTGGGTGCCGAGATCCGGAAAGATGAACTCGCTTGCCGCTCCCTTGTACTCGCAGGATAGACCGATCTCCCTGGCGGCGTCTTTTATGGCAGGAAGGCAGAAATCATTCGCATTGCTGTAGGTCGGCGCAACGATCGCGCTCCAGATATACGTTGGCTCACCGCTGTCCCGAAACGCATTATCAATGTGCAGCGTCAGCAACTTGCGCGCTGCTGACCAGCTTTTGCCGCTTGACCAGCCTCCCTCCAGTCCGATGCACCAGTGTTCCCAGTCGGCAAGGAATGCTTCCTGTCCTCCGGGATTCCCGTGCCAGATAATTTCGTCTGTTACTTCTACTTCGCGGGGCATTGTGACTTGTTCTCGCCAGTTACTCTGCGATCTGCAACTTCCTTTGCAGCAGCCATTATTCCGTCGCGGTATCCTCTGGCATACTCCGTTGACATTTCCATCGTCTTTCCTCCGTTCCGTTTTGCATTACATCAATCCTTCGGTCCGGGCATACCGCGCTTTATACGCACCGGCTCGTCTGACTCTACGATCACTTTCTTATCCTGCGGTCCCCACTCTTTCGGGCAGCGTCTCTCGAGCCACCAGGCAGCGGCGCGCCAGTCATACTCGACGTTGTGGGTAACTATCTTTTCGACTACCTTTTCACCGGACTTCGTGACTCTGGTTACAGTTCGTTCAGTAACAACCTTCTTGGGAGCACCAGCAGCCTCGACCATCTTAACATGCCTGCGGATCGCTTCGGTGCAGGCGTGCGTGCAGGCGTCGGCAAAGAGGCGGTACTTGCCCCCCCTCTTGTCCGTCTCCCCCTTCTTCATCCATTCGTAATACGTATCCTTGTGAATCCCAGCTCTTTGGCATGCATGTACCACATACCCCCCGTCTGCGAGATAATCGACAATTATCTTCTGTCTTTCCGGTGTTAACTTCGTCTTAGCCATATTTCCAAAGTATCACGACTGTGGTTCGTTGTCAAGAATCGCGTACCTTCACAAATACTCCTGCAGCATCGGTTCAACCGGTCCTGTCAAGAATCGCACACGCTCTACGGCCTTTACCTTGTGCCGGTTTCGGACTCTCCAGACAACGTGTCCGTGTATTCTGTTGTCGGTGTGCGTCCTGTGCGTTGCGTCTTTGAGTGCGCTTGTCCTTGATGCGTGTATCGACATTACCGTCCCGAGGAAGTTCCCGTTCTGGGTGTTTGTGTCTATCACTGCGTATCTCATATTACTGGTAACCTCCCATATACTCCCATGTATTACTCTTAGTGTAGTGTTATACCATATCGCGCAGGCGTGCGTGAGGCAGAAAACCACCAAAACACAACTGCCTATGTTCTCTATCCTGAATTGTCAGATAGTTCTGATTGCCTTCCTCTGCAGTTAAATATCCATCCGGCAAATACTTTCTGAGATCTCGCTTTACATATAGCATCTTTCCTGCATTTCGTATCATTGTTACGGCATCGACTGCAAAAGCATTCCAATCTGTTTCTGTTTTTTCATGGTTCAATGTTCCAACCTTAAATTCATCCACAAACGGCATTGCCTCTTCTATTGCCTGCAGTGACCGCGTTGGATCAATCACCGGCTCAATGCTTGCCCAGGTTTTAATACCGGCAGCATGCAATTCTCTTAGTGCTGCGATTCGCTCGGAGTGCGTAGCAGCCCCCGGCTCGATTTCATCCGACTTTGTGAGAGTTGCGCCAACCTTTAACCGATTATCAGGCCAGCTTCGAAATATGTCAATATCACGCAGGCATCGCATGCCGCCCTTTGTGAGTATTGCCACGGAACATTTTGCAGAGCTCAAAATCTGCAATGCTTTGCGCGTGTCCTTCCATTCGACATCATGCCGATTGTATGGGTCGCTGATAAAACACAACAAGATCTGTTCGTCGGCCTGTTCTGCTTCCTTAGCCAGTTTTGAGAGGTCGCGGCGGCGCGGCGTATCGCACCATCCTTGCTGGAATAATCGACAATAGCAATACTTACAGGCGTGGTCACAGCCTCCCGAATAGATGTTCAGCGCCAGCGGACTATACTCCCGTGCCTTACCTCGCGGTGTATAAATCAAACTCATTCTGCGTTCTCCTCAAATTCCTCCGTAATCCATTTTTTATGAAACTCGTATGTCTGTTTATTGTTTTCCAGCAGGTATTGTTCAATGCGGTCATTGTCTGCCATATTGCCCGATCCCTCAAAAACAATATGCTTTCCACATTTCGTCTTCATAATCGCAATCTTGGCATGAGTCGGTGCAAATCCGACTTTGAGGTTTTTGATATTTTTAGCTGATTCAACCATCAGCCTGCACCATTTCTGATAGTTTTTTGGCGTTCTGAACCAGCGATTCAGTATTATGGTGATTTCCGTTTTTGATGCTTCCGCAAACTCCAATAACGCTGCAGCCGATGCCTGGTTCATTCGATAAATACAGATAAAAACCTCTGTCAGTTCGAACTTTTTGCCAAGAGCCTTGATTACTGACAACGCGTTGAACCATTTTTTAGTGATAGCCCTTATTTGAGTATTCTGCTTCAGCTCTTTTTCTATCAATTCTTCTGCCGAGCTGATCGCGCACATTTCAAACGCCTGGTATCTCATTGCCATTTTGCGAAATGCAGTATCACTGCTTTGTTCTTTCAACTCTGTTTCAGTCTTAATGCTATCCCTGACACTTATGATCTTTTTGATCTTGTTGTCCGTGCATTTTGGTTCCTGGCCAGTCATCTCCTGCCATCTTTCGAGAATCACAGCAACATTCTCACGGTCAATTTCCACTGAAACACACTTTCGCCCCAACTGCTGACAGGCAATCAGACATGTTCCGGCACCTGCGAACGGATCGAACACATCCCCGGTCGTACAGTTTGCAATAAGCATTCTCACCCAGTCGACAGGCTTTTCGTGCGAGTGCAAGCCGTCTTTGTGCAGTGCTACCAGGCTTTCCGAATAGACATCTGCAAGATGCTTTCCGCGTGGATCTGGTTCATACATATACTTGCCGCGTGAGTTTGAAACTACATGCGGAGCATCAGGCTCGCCGTAATGGCTTCCGTTATACTCATAGTCAGCCAGATTTCCGAACCACATGCAGTATTTTGCGCGCCTCAATGGTTGATTAGGCACATACCAGCATGCGCCACAATCCCAGGTAAAACACCATGTCGGCGCTCCGAATTGTCTGTTTATTTCAGAAAAATGCTGTCCGTCTGTAAATGCAAGTGTATTCTCGTATTTTGGAATTTCTGGAATTGCATCCCATTCAGGATCAAAAAACAGGGTTTTGCATTGATCTCCTGAACCCATCACATCGGCAGAATCAGCGCAGATCAATATATGATCGCCGAGTTGCCACTGTTGCCCTATGGCTGTTTTCCATTTTTCGGCAAGTTCTTTTTTCTGATTCATTTTAGCATCTGGAGCAGATTTGTTTCCGATTGCAGGCTCTTCCGGCTCCATCATCCCCAACTCCGCCTCAGAGAATCCCCAGTCAGTCAGTTCCTCAACATCGAACTCATTCGCGAGCAGATCCCAGTCCCAGCGCCCGGCCATCCCTGACGGTGCATTGTCCACGATCACAAACCGGCGCTTCTGTTCTTCGGTAAGCCCCGATGCTGATTTCGTCCAGTCGTTCGGGATCTCTTCCATGCCGAGCAATACGCATGCCCGGTATCGCATGTTACCGCCGAGGATCTCGTTTCCGTTGTCCGGGTCGTAGACTATCGGCCTGAGCTTCATGAAGTCCGGATCGCGCTTGATCGAGTCGCAGAGCTTCTGCATTGCCTCTTCGGATATTGTCCTTGGGTTGTTCTCGCGTGGGTTCAGTTTTGCCAATTTTATCATTACTGTCTTTCCTTTGATTTAATAATCTTTCATTCTCCCCGCAAAGCATCGAGCAATGGTGTGCTTATATCCACCATTTCTGGGAATGTGAAATGTTCCTCGCAGTAGAAATGTATGTGCGGAGGGCTGAAAGCACCTATTTCAACAGTCCCTGTCATCATATTGCGTCTTTTGGTAAGATCCTGGGTTACACCTGTTGCCTGTTTCCCGCAGACTTCACATTTCTTGTTCTCAACAAAACTGGTTTCCTCATTCATTTCGGTCTTTCCTCCGTTGTGTTGCTTTCCCATGCATCCAGCGCCCGCCTGACTTCATCGACGCTACGGCATAGTATAGCGGACTTGCACTGTACGATCAAAGCCGCCTGGTGCTTTTTAGTGCGGCCGGTGTCGGTCTTCAATTCGATCATCATAAACCTGTACGGCGGCTCATTCGATAGTATCAGCAGATCCAGCATTATCGGGTTGCCTTTGGCTATCGGCCAGTGTGCGAACCATCCTTTTTCCGGAGCACCGCCGAGGATCTTCTTTTGTGTAAGCCTGTCGTATCCGCGGAACTCGAGATACTTTTCGGCATCGGCCTGGAGCTTCGATTCCGGTACACGCTTTTTCGGCTTGCCCGGTTCCGGTGCCGGGAGGTCTAATCCGAGCTGCTGCAATGCCTGCTGCCGGTATTTCTCAGGCAGGTCTGATATGGTGATGCCGCTGGTCATTTATCCCCGGCCTCCTTTCTCGCTCCCTGTGCATGACATAATCTATTCCGCGCTTCCTGTTTGACCCAATAAGGCGCTTCGTCTGGTGATGCTTTAAGAATTGCCTTGTCCACACCATCGAATGCGTCTCTGCTTATGCCATGATCGTAAAGACATCCTACGTAAGCGTGTCGCTCAGTTACAATCCGTGTGTTACAAAAATGATGTTCACGCATGTGGTCTACATACTGAAATACTTTTTTGCCGAGACAAATTGCTAACTCTGGAGGCAATTCAGAAACAGTTGGCTCACGGTCGTTCATTGCCTTAAATAAAGCAGCCCAAACTATTAGGTCAATGCTTGGTAATGGTGCATTCATCCCCTGCCTCCTTCCTGCTCTTCTTCGAGCTTTTCTGCACATTCCCTACAGTAGGACAGGCCATCCGGCAGATCCAGCACCCAGCGACCGCACTTGGCACACGTCACAAGGTCATAGTCCGATTCCTCAAATGCCTGGTTCAAGATTTCAAGCTCTTTACTGTTCTGTTGTCTACGATGCCACGCCTCTATAGCGGCCGACCGTCCGTCGCCATCATAGTCAGCGTCAAAAAAGTCGCCGGTACGACAATCGCACTGCAGGCATTCGACACGCCAAAATTTGTCCCCACGTATTTCCACGACCCCACCGTGATAACGCCTGGCTAGAATTGAAATATCTTCCGACTCACCGCAAAATGGACATGATACTAGTTCGTGGGCTGACTGCATGAGTGCCTGTTCATACATGTCCACCTTCGCCTTGAGTTTGTCACGTTCCTTGATAGCAGAGTCGAGGCAGTCTATTGCCATGTCGGCAACAGTGTCATTGTATTGTAATCGATCACCGAACCCATTCTCATCTATGATGTGCCTCAGTTTTTCAAGCGTCATCCCCGACCTCCTTTGCTTTCAGCCATTCTTTGGCTCTGTCAATGTCATCCAACGGAACATGATAACAGTCCGTAAATCCATCCATTTTTGCATCTGGGCCGATCGCTGCATTGAGAACTATGATTTCCAGCAGTTCGCTGGCTGTTGTTTTGTGTCTCATTTCGCCTGATGCTTCAGCCGCCAGACGCATTTCCTCTTCTGTGCTGTAAATATCTTCCCAAATGTCGCTCATCCCTCACCACCTTCCTTTGTTGAGACAAGTTCTGCATCTGGTCTGTATTTTAATACCGTTATTTTTTGTTGCGTTGGCAACCTATAACGATTCCATGCACCGCGGCACCAGCGACATAGATAATACCGAAACACCCACGGCTCTGAAATATGTGGCTTAAATGAAGGCATTACAACTTGCCTTACTAAATCACCCTCCCGGATGTGGCAGTTATTGCAGATTCTATGTTCTTCATTCATCCCCGGCCTCCTTTCCGATCAACACATCCAACTTCCTGTCAATACTTTTCAGTACGTCCAGCATGGTCGGCTCTTCCTCTTCCTGCTCAACCTCAATCGGGCGGCAGTAGTGGCAATCGGGACTCTGAAGGGGTGGATCATCTTCCCATCTGTTGCTGAGAAACCATTTACTATTTGAGTATTTTTTTAATCTAAACCAGTCACCTTTCTTTGGTGTCTCATCCGGCTCCAGCATCCTGCACCCTTCCTTCGGCTGGACTTCTTTAACCTCTATTGGCTTGGTTAAGAATGATTTTCTTACTGTAATTTCATCCCCTACATATTTTTCGTTGTATTCCAACATGGCCTTTGCGTGTCCTTTTATAATTCTTCCAGTAAGCCACGTATCATCTTGGTTTAAAACATAGAGATGAAAGATTCCTTTCCGAGAGTGTCTGACTTTGTAAATTTTGCCTTCTTCAAAGTTCATCTTTTCTGCTCCTTCGGGTTCAAATATCCAGTCTGTTCCAAATCCAAGAACTCGCTCTGCATGTCTGCACAGTTCGATGCCGACCATTTGGTTTTCCTCGCCTGTGAAAACGTCTGAGATGTCGCGGAATGACAACCCTTCCTGAACACGATATTTGTGTATCAGTTTGGCAACCTCTAACCTAAGATTTTCATGCTTCATTGTTTCACTCCCTTTCCTTTTCCTTCACCGCCGGGAACGCCTTGCGATGCACGTCCAGCGCGGAGACACTATGCCCATCCTTCATCATCATCAAATCTATCCTCAACCACCCTTGCAGGTTGCTCTGATGTGTCATGCAGTTTTTGCATTGACATCCGACTGAGCCAGTCATGCCATTCCTGTTCTTTGCCTTGATCTCGCTTGACTCGCTTGGACTCAACCTTTGAATCGCCGCGCAGCTTTCGGCACTCTTCAATCAGTGCATGATATTTTGCCGGTGTAATCCGGTGCTTGAACAGTTTGCTCAGCAGGTTGTAGTCGTACTGGTATCCAGGACGATCATTCACACGATGGCCGACACTGCATTTGCAAGGCACACTGTTCAGCACGATGCCAACTACTGGCGCAGGCTTGCTGATTACCCGATAGCCGCCGGAGCCGTCGTTCTTCGGACACATTGCGACCTCTATGATGCCGGTGTTGTCGCAGACCTCGCAGCGCTTGGTCGCATCAACCTTGCCGACAAGGCCGACCTTGCGGTTGTACAGGCTTTTGATCCTGCCGAACTTCGGAGCATAGTTGGAGTCTTCAAACTCCTTGAGAACCTCAAGCACCAGGTTGAGGCTTGTCCGTTCCTGGTTCAGCCAGTCGCGGAACCAGGAGTATGGTGTGCTGCCGTCTTCGATATTGGCGGCATTGACGTGGGCAGGTTTTGGCCAGTTGTCCAGCCAATAGGCCCAGAATTGTGCTTCTTTAGGTGTTCTCACCAGTCTAGTACTCCTTGCGACTGTTTATTAAAACTGTTCTTTTCCCATGTTATTACTGCTGATTTCCAGTCTTTCATTGGATTCCCTCTTCCAACCTTCCAGCCGTTAGCATTATAATGGGCAATGAAGCCTTCAGCGTCTACATTGTTTTCTCGTTCTATGCAATATCCCTGCACTTCTTCAAGTGTTGGCTTTTGAAAGCCCTTACTTTTTTTGGTTACTTTTTTATCTTTTTCTTTACCTTCTTTATTATTCTTTATTATTCTTTTCTGTGTCCGTTTGCTGTCCGTTTGCTGTCCGTTTGCTGTACTGTTTGCTGTATCATCTGCTGTACCGTCTGCTTGGTACGTATTCCAGTTAACCACTGATATTATGGTAGTTACGTTCGTCTTTTGCTGTACTATCTGCTGTTCCGTTTTTTCCAATTCTTCCAAGTATCTTCTGACTTTGCCTCGCGACCACTTCCATCGATCAGCAAGGTGCTGTTCTGACAATGCGGCCTGTCCAGCCTTCAAGTCCACTCGCACCCCACGGATACGAACAAACATGTCTGAATAGGCGCAGGACAACAATATATCAACCCACGCCTGCCCCCTCGTGAACGGCTCAGAAGTCCACATCTTGTTTGTTCTGAGCGACCGCGCAAGTTTTATATAGCCATTACTCATGTAACCCGCCTTCCGGGATACAACACTGCACCATTGTAGCCGTTGAAAATAAAGAACCCCCTGCAGGGTAGCAGCGGGCAGAGCAAGCTGGCGTTGCGCCAATGGAATACCCGTTCCTGCAGGAGGTTGTTTTTGTGGTTGCATTCATAACTTACTCTTTCTGGCCTGCTACAGCCTCTTACTGATACTATACACTCACTCCGCTGGGGTGCAAGCGGTCTTTGTGAATTTAAATACCCCGGTGCGGATGAATAATACAGTGGGTTTCTCTCCACTGCCTGGGTTTCCGACTGTGTTGGTTGTGGGTGACTGCCGGAGCTTCTCCGCCCGCACCGGGGACATTGTGAAAATAAGAGCCGCCGAGGTGAGGGAAGGGATTAGGGAGGGTAAGGAACACCCCGGCGGCGAAGTTGTTGTTTCTGATTCCCATGTCATTAAGATAGTTGTTCAATTTAGAATATCCACAACAAAAGGCGCGTGATCGCCTCCAGGACGCCCCAGATCGCCAGTGCGGCCAGCGGCATAGCTATTGCCCGGCACAGCCATATCTGCGCAGTGGTGAACTCGTATCTCGGCTCCGGCTGCGGTTCCAGCCAGAAGCCACCTGACAAATCCACCGTTCGAGGATCTGGATACCTTGGCTCCGGAGCACCGCGTCTGTCAGCCACCCGGTAGTGATCCAGGTAGTGGCGCTCTGCGGCCGCCCTACCGCTCATGGTATCGTACCGGATCGTCTGGATTATCTTCTCCCGCTCGCCCCGTTCCTGCAGGCGTCGGCAGGCTTTTCTTGCTCTTCGCGATAGTTGCATCACTTGTCCTCCTCGACTATCTCCAGCGCCTTCTCGGTGTCGGCGAAGAGCACGAGCTCCAGCATTCCGCCGTCTTGATCCCGCACTATTATCCGGCGTGTTATGACCGGTTCGCCGTTGTTCATATAGCTGGTCTTTACCGGCAGCAGTTTGACCTCTGTTATTTGATGATGGTTGATGTTTGTGTGTGTCATTTTCCTTTTCTTTCCTGTTTCCCGGTCACTCCGCCGGGGTGATGTCCTTGATCATTGCCAGTACTTCCGCAGCGTGATCCGTGACGATGCAGTCGCTCCCGCACCAGTCGATGACGTCCTCAGCATCGTCGCATACATCTGTGATCGGCACGAGGTACTCGGCATCATGTTCAGCCTTGGCACTGTCCAGCTCTTCCCCAGCTTCGTAGTCGGCCTCAAATACCGACCAGTTAGCCGTCAGTTCAGCTTCGATCTCGTCCTCGTGGCAGACAAACCTCTGATTGCCCCATTTGTCGGTGGCGTGGACGTAGAGGCTGTCGATCAGTTTTTCGATTTCGTTGTTCATTTTCTCATTCCTTTTTGTTTGATTTGTTGTCATCTTGTTTTCCTTACCTACCTATACAATATGCCCTTTTTACCCCTTTGCAAGTGCTTTTTCATCTTTTTTAGCCTTTTTTGCGCTTTTTTCCTATTTTCTCTTGCATATATTACTTTTCAGCCGTATGGTATGGATAACGCAACAGGGCAATATAGCCCAAACAACAGAAAGGAAGCAGTATGAACAAGTCGAAAGAGCCCTTGATGCGCGTCCATATAACGAAGGACTTGCATCGCAGACTGAAGTCGGAGGCCGCGCTTGCCGGGAAGTCACTCCGAGCATACCTGGCCGAGGCGATCACGGAAGGTATTCTAGCGATTCAGTTCCGGCAGGCAAGGACTGGAACCGGACAATAGTAACAAATCAAATCGGAGGAAACAATGTTCAGCAACAAAGAAAAACATCAGATCGGGCAGGCGCTGGTAGCATTTGAAAATGTAAAAGCCATCTTTGAAAAGTACTGGCCTGCGGATAAAGCTGACGCTGGAAGTAACGAGCCACCACGACAACAACAACTCAAAGACTTCTGTCCTCTCGTAGAATCAGAAGTTGTCAAACAGGCTCGAGAGGCACTGATAAAATGGCGCTCCGGCTGGAACTTGTCTCACAAGGAACTGGCAGAACAGCTCAAGGATGAAACTACATACGTAGGCTCTAAGTGGCCTCAAAAATACCAGCCTCTTGGTTCTAAGTCTTTACATTGCCTCGAAACAGGCAAGAGCTTTTTCAAGTGGCATGAAGATAGGCACGAATGGAGACAATCAGTGCGCGATGCAAAATGCCAAGCATTAATCGAAACACTTAGGTAGAACCACCAACATCGGAGGAAAGACAATGTCAGAAGAACAAACAACCGCACTCACACCGGTACACATCGGCGGATCACTGCCTATGGAAGTACAGGACGTAATGGAACACGTCCAGCAGATCGAACGCCTTATGCGGGCAGTAATGAAGCATGACGAACATTTCGGTACTATACCTGGATGCCCTAAGCCGTCTCTGTTGCAACCAGGAGCGCAGAAAATCGGCCTTATGTTTCGCCTGCAACCACGATACCAGGTCGAACGCGAAGACCTGCCTAATGAGCATCGGGAGTATGAAGTCATTTGCGAACTGTACCATGCGGACGGCACATACGTCGGAATGGGTGTGGGTAACTGCTCGACGATGGAAACGAAGTACCGCTACCGCAGTGAGAACACCGGCAGGCCGGTTCCCAGGGAATACTGGGACAGTCGGGATAAGTTGTTGCTTGGTGGCCCGAACTATACGGCATCAAAAAAAGATGGTGAGTGGGTAATCTGTGAACGTGTCGATCACGATAACCCAGCCGACTATTACAATACCGTAAAGAAGATGGCAACGAAACGGGCATACGTACACGCGATCATACAGGCAACGGCCGCCAGTGACATCTTCACGCAGGACATTGAAGATATGGCTGCTAACGGTGAAGACTTTGGCGGATCTGCACCGGCAAAGAAAAAGGCACCGGCAAAACCGGAACGGCGTTCCAGCAAACCTGGAGCATGTACCGAAGCACAACGGCGTATGCTCTGGGCAGTTGCCAAAGCGAACAACGTGTCTGAACAGGAATACCGGGATTTCGTCGAACAGCAATACGGCGTGACATCCAGCGAAGAAATCCCATTCTCGGCAGTCGATGAAATCAAGGCATGGCTGGAGGGTGCGAACAATGCAAGTGACATTTGAGCCGGAAACACACACATACCGGGACAGCACCGGCCAGGTAGTTCCCAGCGTCACGCAGATCCTCAAAGGCGCCGGGCTCATTGATTACAGCATGTACCAGGGCGCTGAATATGCCGCAGCCCGTGGAACTGCCGTACACCTGGCCTGTCAGTACTGGGACGAAGGCGATCTCGACTATGCCGGTCTTGATCCGGAGATCGTCCCGTACGTTGACGCGTGGATCAGCTACCGCGAGGAGTCCGAGTTCCAGCCGAAGCTGATTGAGCATATGGTGAGCTGTGATATGCCACCTTATGCCGGATTGCTTGACCGGTTCGGCAAGATCAACGAAACAGATTGCCTGGTTGACATCAAAACCGGGCAGCCGCACCCGGCAACAGCGCTGCAGCTCGCAGCGTATGCCGAAGGGCTGGGAGTGCTTGGAGCATGCAAGCGGATAGCCGTGTATCTTGGCAGTGAAGGAAAGTACAAGGTTGAACGGTACAGAAACGACATGGCCGACTGGAATGCGTTCCGCTCGGCCTATACCGTGTATCAATGGAAACAGGAACACAACATCGGAGGAAACAACAATGACTGAAGCAATCATGACACTCGACACAGCACCGAAAGAGGCTATGGACTTCGCAACTCAGGCGGCCGCACTGGCGGTCACCAATGACGACCAGTATGCCGAGGCCGGAACGGTACTGAAGCAGATCAAGGCTTTGCGTAAAGAGATCGGCAACGTATTCGACCCGATTATCAAGAAAGCACATGCGGCACACAAGGAAGCCGTCGCACGCAAGAGAGAGACCGATGCTCCGCTTGTCGAGGCGGACAGGACACTCCGCGGTCGTATGGGTGAATACTACCAGGAGCAGGAACGGAAGCGCCGTGAAGAGGAAGCGGCCAATTTGGCAGCAGCACGCAAGGCCGAAGAAGAACGTCAACTTCGAATGGCCGAGCTGGCCGAGGCGAACGGTGAAACGGAACTGGCCGAAGAGATCCTTGCAGCAGATCCGGCTCCGGTCGTTGCTGTACCGTCAGCACCTAAGCCGACGGCGGAGAACGTCCACACACAGCAGACATGGAAGTTCCGTATTACCGATGAAGCCAAGATCCCGCGCAAGTATCTGATGATCGATACCAAGAAGATCGGGCAGATAGTCCGGGCAATGAAGTCAGAGACGGACATACCGGGCATCGAGGCGTATGCTGAGAGCAGTGTGAGAGTGAGGTGATTGATGATAACATTCACGCTATCACCGCAGTTCCGATGCCCGAAGTGCGGAGCTGAATACGCGATAGATGCGGAGGCAATACAGATTGAAAGTCCGGAGCCGGGCGTTACGGGGACGTACTGCTCCCAGTGCTGGGCTCGGTTTGTATCGCAGAACACTCCGCGGTTGATCCGGATAGTCGGCAAGAGTTCACTGCCGGAGAAGAAAGGAGGTCAATAATGAGGTAGAAAGGCGATTCCCAACATAACGAGCACTGAGGTTAAATACCCGGTGCTCGTTTTTATTTCATCCTGATCCAGTCCCACACCATCTTGAGCAGGATCACAATTACACCACCATTGATGACACGAGTATTCCGCTGCAGGATATTTATGTCTTTCCTGATACTAGGAACAGCGCCTTTAACTCCACCATTGTTTGAGTCGTACATCTCACTTTCAAGGCCACCGACTATCTTATCAATGCCTTTGTGCCGTTCGTCGCATCGTGCCAGGTGCGCTTCCAGGCGCTTGTCGATATTGTTTATCGCGTTCAGAATATCTTCGTTGCTTGCCATTGACTCTCCTTGTACACTTCCCGCGTTTGTTGACAATATCGGCTATTCCGATTCCGGCTTATGCAGCTCTTCGTATAGCGCGCCGTATGCGGTCTGAATTGCATCGTGTATCCAGTGATCCTTGTATTCGATGCCTTTTTCTTTGAGCTTGATCGTAAGCGCCTTGCAGGCATACTCGAACTTCTCTTTGCCTGTCAGTTCTTCCTTGCTTGCCACTTCACGGACAATTTCCTGCGCATCCCGGAAATACTCCGCGGCAAACTTGCCAGCCTCGCTCTTAAGCCATGCCATCAAGGCATATATTACCGCCCGCAATGCACCCGATAGAAAGACTCTGAATGTTGTCCACATAATTATTTTTCCTTTGCTTCTGCTTCTGCAAGTTTGTTCATCATCCGGCCGAAGATCGCTTCCGGCACCCACCAGCCTGGCTTGCCGTTCAACTCGTGAAATATCACCTTGTCCGAGTCACGGATATACACCGTCCGCCGGTGTGCGCATCCGACTGACAGAACAGCCAACACCACAACGACTCCAAGCATCCGGTTAAGATGCCGGTTTACATCGTCCTCATCGCGCTTGATGATTGCCTTATCCACGGAGTCCATGACGCCCTCCGCTTCCTTCTCTTTGCGCTCCGCAATAGCCTCCGGGCTGTTCCGGTTTGCAAGCCATCTGAAGAACGCAGTTATTAGGTTGAGAAGTGCTTTCACGCGTCGGCCTTTATTGTCTCGTCGTCAGGATCGATCATCTCGACAAGTTGCGTGTAGACAAGCGGAACAGGATAGCGCTTGTGCAACTGGTCTTTGAGCAAATCCGCTTCCCTGTGGTCGATCTCGATAGGTTCCTCGGCATCATAGATTTTCCACATCAGCTTGCCTTTGCGGACGGTTTCCTTAGCCGATGGTGTCTGTCCCTTCTCGGGCGGCAGGTTCAGCGCCTCAATACAGCAGTGCTTCAGTGTCATCTCGACAGTCTCGCCGGGTGTTACCGTGCCGTCTGAGTTGGTAACGGGCGCACTCATCGTTTCGCGCATATAATCACCGCGCAGATTCTTGACTTGCTGTTGGAAATGGATTGTCCGTTTCATTGTCTCTGTTCCTCCGTTGTTCCGTACTTGTGTTTTCTCAGGCGTCAACATACGCCTGTTCGGTTGCTATCACGCCCTCAAGCGCTTCTATGCTGGCCTCAAGGCGTGGCAACTCTGTTTCATGCGCAGGAAGCAAAATATCCTGCACAAACTCCTTCAGCAATGCCTTTTGTGTCGTTTCGCTGCCGCTGAGCATTGCATCGAACTTCTCCTGATCCTGGGCAACTCCCGGCAACTGTCCGCCGTATGCCCGCATATATTGTATACGCCATGCTGTTTCCTGCTGTGTCAGTGCCATGTTACCAATCTCCGTTATGCGTCGTTGTAATAAGGTATCCGCTTGTTCGTGCCGTCTATCTCGACTGTGATGTATCCTGCTGTTGTATCCGGTATGTTGGCAGTCCCGAAGCCGCTCCAGTTGCTGGCGCTTCCGCCGAGTATATGATTGCGCAGATCTATTGCTCCGTTATCAATCCTAAGATACACCGTTTCACCACTGTTGTCTACCGCAAAATCGAGCTGGCCACTGGCCGGTGAGAAGATCCTGCCGTAGTTGCTTGTACCGCCTAACCAGATACCGGAACCGGCCGCAGTACCGGCCAGAACCAACTGATAATTGCCACTGTCGCCCTTCGTCGGCTTTTCGACATAGATGCCATACTCGTTCGTCAGAGTGCCGCCGCTGCTCACAGTTGCAACGTAGTACAGACCATAGCTGTTTGTTGCGACAATAACATCCTTGCGCGCCACTCCTCGAACCTTGATGCCGAATACGTCCTTCGCGGTTATAGTTGCAGCATTGAATGCAGTTGCACCGACGATGTTGACACCTATGAGGTCGCAGTTAACCGATCCGCCTGCTGTTGTTCCGGTCGTCAGATTTGCAGCTAATACTGCTGACAGCGATGAGAAACCAGTCCAGTTTGATCCAACAGGAACGTTGCGGGCTTCGAGTGCATAGCTGTTTCCGGTAGCAGCAACGGAAGGATTGTGCCGGACAATGTTTCGAATACCTGTAACGTTGTGGCTTGTCTGCTCTACCAGCAACGAAAACGGTCTGAGGATACTTGGTTGGCCGTTGGTATAATTAGTGTCAGTGGCAGTACCAATGCCCATCTGATCTGTAACCCATAGCTGGCTGTCCAGTTTCGTGCGCCCGGCCTGGTCGCTCCAGATATGCTCCCCGCCGGTTCCACCGAACCAGATGCCTGCGCCTGTACCGGTTCCGGCAAGTACGAGCTGATAATTCGTTGACGCGGCCGACGGCTTCTCCAGATACATCATGTATTCCGTGCCGATTGTCCCCGTTCCAACGGTTGTTGCACGTCCGTAATATCCATACGATGTTGTGATATTAACGCTGTCTGATGTTTCCGTTCCGGCGCATCGTATACCATAGACCGTATTTGCTGTCAACAGACCGGAAACGCCAGTTGCTCCGACAACATTGATACCACGCATTTGAAGCGAACTTGAACCGCCAGCTTGAAACCACGTTACGTTAAGAAAGTCGAGGCCATTTATGATTGACCCGGTATCAAAGTTTGATCCGCGGATTATTGCGTAGCCACCGACACCAGTCCATGTAGCTGAAAGCAGGCTTGTAGGTCTTGCCATAACGATTGAAGATATCCCGGCCCCTTGACCGGTAGTATATTCGTGAACAGATCTGATATTCGCGCTCGCGGCAGGCTTGCCGTCTCCAAGCAGCAATAAATTAACATTCGAGCCAATTCCGATATGTCCGCTTTTGAACCAGTAGTCAGAAGCGTTATCCAGTTCCAGCCGTGCGTTTGTTTCATTCGCCCTCAGCGTAAACTCGTGCGTCACTCCTGTGCCGAGATTGAGAACCGCATTACTTCCGTCGTGTGTCGTCTGAAGTGTTCGGTATTCCGTGCCGGATACATCGACCCCAAGTGCCATTGTGCTGGCCGCTGAGGCATACGTCCGGGCATAGTTCTGTGAGGCCGAACCTGCAGAACTCATATTGTAGAAGACACCGGCACCCGCACCGTTCCCGGCAAGTGCTACCTGGTGCGCCTTCGTGCCGCTTGTCGGTTCCTGCACGTACATCGTGTACTCATAGGGGTTGCTGTACACTGCTGCTGTGTCGGCAAGCAACATAAGTGCTGCGCTGTACTCGGAGACTGTTATATCAGATCCAGTCGTTCCCTGGCAGGCGATAAACTGAGCCCCGACTGATCTGGCAACCGTGATGTCTGTATTTGTGCCGCCAATGCCGATATTCTGAATGCCGACAACCTTGAATGACGTACTGCCGACACCGGCTTGATTGCTTGACCAGTGATTGATATAAATACCGTATGCCCCGGCGCTCCCAGACCATGTACTGCCTCGAGGTTGCTGAAGCAATACAATTCCATAGTTAGGCAGGTTAGCAGCACCGTCCGGTATCAATGCACCGTACACAGACAGGAAGGTGCAGTTTTCACCGGCAGCAAGCGTGTAGTCCTCGTTGATAAACAACGTCCTGGTAGCAGATACAGTGCCGTCTGCGCCGACAGCCATGTGCCCGGATACATCCAGATTGCCTACAAGGTTTACCTGCCCTGCCGTCGCGCCGTCCAGATAGGCCGAATCATTAACGTACATCCTGTCAATATACGAGTTTGCCCAGTAGCGCGGATCTGCCGGACCGGCCTGCCCGATGTCATAGGTTGAGTCGATGGCCGGGATCAGGTCGGTCAGTGTACCGTAGACAACAGACAGCGGACTTGTGACTGTTCCGGCGCCGGTCAGCGTTGCATCGTGATAGACCTCAAGCAGGCCGTTGACCGAGGTAACCGCAGCCGTGACGTTTGTCTCGGTGACAGTAATATTAGCACCGTCCTCAGTTGCTGTTACAGTCGTTCCGGTCTCAACTATGCTGATATATATAGCCATGTATTACACCGTTACTTCGCGGTCAATAGTTGCAGTACCCTGGATCAGTCGAGTTGTTACGCCGCCGGAAGACTCTATCTCAAGATCATATATGCCGACCTCAGATTCAAGAGCCGCTGTATCGGAATCGGTTATCTCCAGCGTCACAGTTCCGGCAGCGCCACCAAGTGCAATTCTGCCGTTGACAGTTGTCAACTCTATAAGCACCGTTTCAAAGTCATTCGCCCGACGAATAGTCATGCGTGCCGAGTATCCGGTCAGGTTGATTAGGTTGCCGTCTGAATCGGTCAGCGTCAGAACACGATTGAAAGTCGCGCCTTGCTCGATGGTGATGTTATAGGTTGCCGCTCCCTGTGACATGTCTATTCTCCAACTTTTGGCGCCGCATTGTC